TCTTACGACCAAAGTCATTGTTACGAGCACTGTCAATGTCTTCTTTCAATTGCTTGATTTCAGATGTCAACTTGGTTGTAACAGTCCCTTCAACGACCTTACTAGCACGTTGAATGAAGTTTTGTTTAATTTCAGCAAATTTGTTTTTAGCTTCACGAACTAACTTAACTTTTGTTTCAGCTAGGTCCTTCTTGTCTGCGGCAAATTCACTAATTTCTTTTGCTAGAGCATGTACTACAAAACTCTCTAGCTTGGAAAAATTCTCGGATACTTTTTTACGGTCTCCTTGGAATTCAACCAATTCTTTTCCTAATTGTGTGATTACAAATCCTTCTAGCTTCTTAGCATCTTCAGCAATCTTTGTACGATATGCTGTCTTTGCTTCATCTAGAGCTTTTTTGTCTTCATGCAATTCACTCATTTCTGCGAGCAATCTCTCGCTTAACATCTTGTCGACTGCTTCAACAATAGCACCTTTATCTTGGTTATATTTTTGAGCAAACTCTTCACGAAGTTCTGCGGTTACTTGTTCGCGATTCTCTTTAATTTTTTCAGCAAAGGCAGACTCAATGACAGTACGTGTGTCTTCTGTCATTACTCCTGACTCTACTAATTGTTTGAATGCGTCCAACATATATTTCTCCTCGGGCTTATTTTAGACCTTTAATAATTTGAAGTAATGATTCCTTCAAATATTTCTGGGCCTTTGGATCTTCTTTTACTTCTTGCGCTACTCTAAACGCTCTATTCCCACCACGAGCATTCATCAAATGCTCATAAACAGGAGTAGGGTACGCTCCAGGCGCACTTGGTTGAGCAACTACGTCTACTGTGATAATCTCGAAATCAGATACATGGCCGTTCATGTCGTTAACATTGCCGCTACCACGAGAACTAACACCAAGTTTTACTCCACTTTCAAGCATAGTACGAACTAAGTTACCCATCGGTGTAGGTAAAATTTTCATCTTACCATAACCATTAGGACCTTCCATCCACATTTGAGTTATCATATGGGACACACGATCCAAATTTACTTTTAAATCGTCAGGATGATCAACTTCACCTAGTACACTATAGCCATTTTTAATCTGATCCATAAGAGTACTAACCGCACGATCAATTTCGTCTACTGGGTAAACACGTTGATTTGCGTTACGAATGCCACCTTGGATGGCAATACCTTTTAGATAAAGATTTTTGCCGTCCTTATCATCAGACTCAAGAATTACTTGAGCCTGATCATAACTTAGATGTTCGCGTAAGTAAGAATATTGCATCCTGTCTCTCTAATTATTTTGTATGCTGTGGCAAGAATTGACGTTTTGTAGCTGGATCAATACTTGTTTGACCTGCTTTGTCGCCTGAGCCAGAACCTACTGGACCTGGATTCTTGTTGTTGTTAGGATATCCAGAACCAACTTTCTTTAGATTCTTAACACCCATTTTTCCACCTGGAACATTACCAGCTTCTTTAGCAAACTTGTCACCACTTTCTGGAGTGATACCACGATTTACTTTGCCTGGACTTGTACCTGTGTTGCTTTGACCTTCGTCTCCGCCTTGACCAATATTTTTAGCATCAGCACCAGTTGTTGGCTTACCTTTACCAGAACTTACTGGGCTACGGCCTTCTACTGGGGCACCTTCTGTATCGCCAGATCCAGAACCAACGTTCTTACCTTGAGCTTTTTGTGTACCAGACTTTTCCCAGTCGTTACCGACTTTCTCAACGTATTCACGTGTCATACGACGGTTTTCCATCATACCCATCATGTCTTCGTCAGCATCTTCTTTGTCATCACTGTCCATGTCCATGTCGTCATCACCGTCCATGCCCATTTCGTGTTCTTCTTCACCTTGAGCTTGCTCTAATTCAGCAAAGGCAGCTTCTAGTTCAGCAATGGCGTTCTTGATGTCCATGATTGCGTTGTCTTCTTGACCTTCGTGACCGTGTTCGTCATCCTCTGGAGCGTCAAAGTTGTCGCCATCAGCAGAAATATCACCACCAAAGTCGTCAGTTTCGTCGCCAGTTTCATCGCTATCCATCATGTATGAATCTTCGGACTCGTCCATGTCTGCGTCAAAGGCTTCTTCCATGTCGTCATCAGCTGACTCTTCCATATCTTCGTCAGCGGCTTCTTCCATATCTTCGTCACGGGCTTCTTCCATATCCTGATCTTCTTCAGCGATAAGGTTTTCATAAATTTCACGACTCTTCTCTACAACGATTTCATGGAAAAGTTCGTTAGCCTTTTCGTGATCCTCGTTTACAAGATAGTCTAATAGTTGTTCAAATTTTGTAGACATAATTTTTAATTCTCCTGTTAGGTTAGCGGCATTGCTATAGCTTTATTTACAGGGAGATTAAAATAGATGTGCGAAATAGGCCGAAAATCAGTCGTTTTGGCCTTTTTGTGACAGAGTTGACTCTGTTTTTGATATCTTTTTGTCAAAAATATTTAGTTTCTGACAGAAAAAGTTATAGTATACGTTTATGTAGCAGCCGCTTCTGGCGGAGGAGCCGCGTACATTTTTCTAGTCAAACCCAATTCTTGCTTTTTTTCTTTCTCACGAGCATCGCCAGCTTTGCGTAAATCGTTAAGCATTCCTAGTGTTAATCTAGTCTTTCTTAGTTCTTTGTCTTTTAAAATGCTGGTATCATTTTGACTTAGATAGCGATCATCCTCCTGGGGAGCCTCGTGTTCTTTGTCAAAATACATAAATTCTCGTAGTATCATAGTCAAGTATTTATCAATTACTGAGGTGGAGCTTCGCCAGCATCACCACCAGGAGAAGGACTTACCGATCCATCAGTAGGAGCATTTTCATCGCCTAGTTCAGGGGGAGGAGTGTTATCACTTAAACTGCTTAAATCTCCAGACATGCCATTAGCAGTAATACCTGCTGTACGAAGTTCTGCGCTGGCACTTAATTGTGTGTCATCGTCGATGTTTTCTTCTTTCCACAGTGTTTCATTTTCTGTGACTTCCTCAGTGGTCAATCCCAAGAATCGTTTTAAGGCAAATCTCTTGGATATCATGGGAATTGCCACCATGGTATTGAATGTGTTAACACGGGCGGTATCCATTTCTGCTTGACGATAACTCGCAAAGTTTTGTGGAGGATTAAATTTAAGATCAAAAATATTGCTGTCTATGTTGATGCCTTTGTTATGTAGATACAGTTTGAACTCAAGATCAAACGGTTCATTCATCAACGATTGTAGTCGTTCGCAGTATTTGTTGAATCGTAATTCTTGTATATAGGCTGTCCCGACTCGTCCGTCATTGAAGTTGCTCCCTCCATCATCACTACCAGTTGGTAGGTAAGAACTTGGAATACGCAAAGCTCTAAACAGTTTATTAGTAAAGTACTTAAGGTCATCAATTTCTCCTAAATTAGTACCACCAGGAAGAATTTCAACTTTACTACCACGACCTTCTGCTGTGGTTGGGAAGAAATAATCTTCGTTGACGCTTAGTGGATTGTAACTTGCGTCAATAACACTTTGACTTCCGCCAGTAGTACTGGGGATTCTGCGTTGGTTTACTTCATTTTTAACACGTTCAACAAAGCTCATGGCCAAGTGACTGGGCATGTTACCCACATCAATATAAAACACACGACGCTCTGGAGCACGTTGTATACGATAGATTAGAATAGCATCTTCTAGCAGTTCTTTTTGTTTGAACACTTTAAAGATACTTTCCATTAAACTGTTGCCAAATGGGAAGTTACTGTCCAAGCCTTCACTCATTGAAATGTGAATTACATGACGAGCATCTATGGCATATTGGTTTTGATTTTGGCTAAATCGACTACTATTTGCGGTGGTTGGATAGGAACCTACCATACCCCTACTACCCCCGGCGCCTCCCTGTCCAGTGCCATAAGAACCGCCAAATTGACTGCCGCCGCCGTTGACATTGCTGGGTTGAATAGCAGTTGTGGCCAGTGTTTCAAAGTTAGGATTGAAGTCACGGATGTGATATTGCTCAGGCTTCTTACCTTCACTTTCATTAACAATAATCTTGTCTACCTTGGCAGGATCCACATACATCCAAGCCTGTGTTTCTGGGTCACGAACAAAGAAACTATCGCCATACTTGAAGGCATTGCGTACAATTTTAAAAATACGAACAGGGAATTTGTTTAACTTACACCACTGTTGTAGGTATTTTTTAATAATCTTAACTTCAGTATTTGTTGCTTGATCTTTAAAATAGATCTGGAATGGTGTACCGTTTTCTTCGTTGGTTTGACTACAGAATTCAGCCAAAATATCAAAGGCGGCATTGACTTCACTGTCGCTGTCCATTGTATCATACTGTCCGTAACGCTCTAAACGATTAGGATGTCCAGCATACACATCAGGAAGATAACTGCTGTAATTGGTACGGCTAGGGTTACTGCTACCCGCTGTACTCATGCTACCACTCACAGGGCTAAGTTTGCCTGAAAGATTTACAGGGGTAAAGTATTTTTTCCAGCTCAAATCAACGCTCCTTTAATAATATGTAGGCCTACTTAATGTGGCATTTGATTGCCACTTAGATTTTTTAATTCAGATATCTGTCTATCAGTATTGTCTACAGTTTCTCTCATAAGAGACCGAATATCATTCATAATGATATTTAACTGTTTTAGTGATTCTCCAATAGCTTTCTGGCCTATGCTCGATTCTATCATTGCTGTTAAATTTTCGTTGGTAATCACGTTACCACTGCTGTTAGTAGATATAATTTCTGGGCCTTTTTCACCAACTAGATAAGATCCGGGATTTATTGGACCGCCCGATGCTTTACCTTCTGGTGTTTTGACCTTTGCTGGATCAAATTGATCATAAGCAGTTTCGCCAATTATTCTACCCAACGGTCCTGCTAATAAGGGTAATAACAAGGATAATCCAAAAGTTTCGGGAGCTAGAAGTGCAGCGGCGGTGTATAATCCTACTTCTAATCCAGTTCCTACTCTATTACGATTTTGTTGTCTGGCTGCTTCAGCATCATCAATTTGTTTTTGTTTTCTTGCTTCCTCGATAGCATTACTTTCTTCATATCCGCCGTATATTCCTAAAGCTGAGCCAATCCCTACACTACCTAGTCTGCCTTTATTAAATCTACTCTTAGGTTTGTTTTCAGAACTGCCACCTCCACCACCTTCTGGTGTTGGAACACCACCCCCAGGTTTAAACCCTTCCCTAATTGCCACCCACATGGGATTGGCAAAAGTACCGCGTTCTAATGCGGCATTGGCTAGTCCACCTAATCCGCCACCTGCTGATTTTACAGCACTGGCTATGTTAAATGCTTTCCATGCTAGGTAGGCCAATCCCACTTCCTCTGTTAGATGCTTTAATGCTTGTCCATGCTGAAATACCCAATCAATGGCTGCGGCTATTTTTGGTGTAGCGTCATCTAGTGCTTTGACAAATCTTTCTTGTATGGCTTGAAATAAACTATTGAATGTTGGCTCTATTTTTTCATTAAGTAAAACTAGGGATTTTACAACCTCTTGGTTGGCCTCGTTCATTTTTTGTTGAGTTTTTGCGGCCGCGGCTGCTTGACTGCTGGCGGCTTTATCGTTCTTATCAGCAATCTCACC